CAGCTCGCGCGCTTCGAGGTAGCCGTAGCGCCGGCCAAGTTCACGCGGCGTGCTCATAGCCAAACCTCGATGATTTTGGCGTCATCCTCGGGGCTGCGCTCGATCCTCACGAGCCCGAGGTGCTGCATTGCGTTGCGCAGGGCTTCGAGGGTGGGCGCGGTCATCACGTGCGAGGTTGGCCGATCCAGCTCGAAGCGCCGCGCAACGAAACAGTCAGGGAAATCGCGCGGATGATCGTACAGCGTCCACAGCGAAAGCGGCGCGCGCTTGCTCGTGCTCATAGTGCTGTACATCTGTGCGTGAGTTTCACGTGAAGCATTCTGCCCGATGTAACGCACGATTCGTACAAGTGTCACGTGCCGAGCGTTACGCAGGCGTTACTACTGTTCAAATATTCATGCAGCGGCATTGACTAGGCGGCGGGCGCTGCGCATAGTCCGCGCCTATGGATGCGCTGGAACGATTCGAGCTGTACCGCGACGCGTGCGCAGACAACGGCAATGCGCCGGTCGCGCACAAGCCCCGATTCACGAGCCAGCGCGATGCGCATGGCAAATTCAAGCGCGTGCCAATCGCAGTAGTGCAGGGCGAGGTAGTTGCTGATCCTGTTCCTGAAATTGTGCGGCGCTATGCACGCGGCGAATCGATGATCGACATTGCCGCTGACATGGGCGTGAGCAAGGCCATCCTGTATCGATGGCTGCTCGCTGGCGTGGGCGATGAGCGTTACCACGACATCGTTACGCAATGCTTGGTCAGGCGAGTGATGGATGCGGATGAGAGCCTCGATTGCGCCGCGACGCCGATAGAGGTCGCGCGGGCAAGGGAGCAGGCGCGGTTCGCGCGAATGGACTTGGAGCGCCGCCGGCCCAAGCTCTACGGTGCCAAGCCCGAGCTGTTCGTTGCCGCTGCCGGGCCTGTCGTTGTGCTCACGCGCATGGAATGAATGCGCGCATGTGGAACAAACATGGAACGCATCGAGCCGCTCAGCGCGTAAGTGCATGCAGCGCTGAGGGAATCGAGCACGAGGTAAGTAGGACGCCGACCTATCGATGGGTCACGCACGGCGCTGAGCTGTCGCACGTGGGCCTTTACCCTCGGGTGCTCGCATGCGCTGCTCAGCGCTCGGCGCGTGAGCTGAATTCGGCCCCCGGGTGTAGGCGAGCCGGGCGCGAGCTGGCCCCCGGGGGAAAGAGGCTCAGCGCGGATTTGGCGCACCCCAACGCAGCAGTTGACCCAGCCGCAGCAGCCGCAGCAGTTGGCCTCGCATCTCCATGTCACGGAATCATCGTTACGCGCAGCAGCCCCAAGCGCAGGACTAAGCCGCGCTTGTGTTTTGCAGCAGTAGCAGCCCGAGCACATGCGTTGCGCCATTGGCAAGCGCAGCGCCCGGCGCATGCCTGAGTTGCAGCACGTACTTGATGCGATCAGCTCGGCGCGGACTATCGCGGCCCTGCAACGCACGATTCCGATGGCGAAGCAGCTCGGGACGGAATTCGAGTTGGATATCGCACGCTGGGCCTATCAGTACGCTCGCGAGCAGATTCAGCAGGGCAGGCTCCCAGCAGCGGAGTTGCTCGCGTGAGCGCGCTTGTTTCTCCTGCCGAGCAGATCGAAGTAGTTTTCAGGGCACGCGATTGGCAACGGCCCCTGATTACGTACTACCGCGAGGGCGGTAAGCGCGCGTCCGTGGTAGCGCATCGCCGTGCCGGTAAGGATCGCGCTGCCTTGTTCATCGAGTTGGAGCAGTTGATGCGCTCCCCGCGCGAGGCTTGGCATACGTTGCCCAGCTATAAGCAGGCGCGAAAAGTGATTTGGGACGCACTGACCGGCGACGGTCAACGCTTGATCGATGTTGCGTTCCCGGCTGCGCTTGTGAAGCGCCGGCACGAGGACGAAATGAAAATTGAACTCGTCAACGGTTCGCTCTGGCGAGCTGTGGGCGCGGACAACTTTGATTCGCTCGTGGGCGCGAATCCCCGGCACGTGAGTTTTTCCGAGTACGCGCTAACGACGCCCCGGGCCTATGAATTCGTGCGCCCGATCCTCGCAGAAAACGATGGCACCGCGCTTTTCATCACGACGCCGCGCGGCTTCAATCACGCCTACGATTTGCACGAGCAGGCGCGCCACGATCCGAATTGGTACGCCGGGCTTCACCCTGTGAGCCAAACGCAGCTCATTCGCGAGGAAGTGCTGCGCGATGAGCGCCGCACCATGCCCGATGAGCTTTACCGGCAAGAGTATGAATGTGACTTTGCCGCCGCGAACGTGGGTTCGATCCTCGGGCGCTATATCGAGGCTGCGCAGAACGAGGGCCGGGTGCGCGATGGGCCGCTATTCGATCCGCTCGGGGCGGAAATTCACCTTGTGGCCGATATCGGCTATAGGGACGCAGCCGCTTGGTGGTACGTGCAGCCGGCGATGGGCGGCTTTCGCGTGCTCGATCACGATGAGGATAGCGGCATCGACGCCGCCGAGTGGATTGAGCGCCTGAAAGCAAAGCCGTGGAAGGTCGGCACGCTTTGGCTCCCGCACGATGCGCGCGCGAAAACCTTCCGCTCGCACCTGACCGTTGTTGATGTTTTCCTGCGAAGCGGCTTGGCAGAACGAACCAAGGTTGTGCCGCATACCACGATTGCCGACCGGATCAACGCGGCGCGCATGTTCGCCAAGCGCTGCGAATTTGACCGCGTGCGCTGCGCCAAGGGGTTGCTTTCCCTGCGCGAGTGGCATTACCGCTATGACGATGAGCGCCACGCCTTTTCCGCCGAGCCCCAGCATGATGAGCACTCGCATACGGGCGATGCGTTCAGCTATTGCGGCGTGGCCTTGAAAGAACATATCCCGATGCCGAGCGCAGTGCAGGATACCAATACGCTCACCATCGGCCCCGCGCACTACGCGTTCAGCTTGGAAATGCTCCACGAGGCATACCAATATGGCCGATAACTACAGCGCACCCGCCACGCCCGCGACCGGCGAGCCCGAAGCCGATCCCAATAAGCTCTTGCAAGAGCACCTGACGCCCGAGCACTGGACGCGGGAGATTCAGGCCGCGAAAAAATGGTTCCAGAAGTGGCACGCGCTTGCGCGCACGATTGAGCGCAAGTACCTGCTCCAATCGCAGGACGCCGAGCGCAGCGGCGAATTTCCACTGTTTTGGAGCAACGTCGAAACTACGCTGTCCGCGATGTACGGGCAAATCCCCAAGGTCAGCGTTGACCGGGCGAACCTCGATGCCAACGACGACGTTGCGCGCGTGGCCGCTGTCATCCTTGAGCGGATTTTCAACTTCGAGGCTGACGACTTGGAAAATTCGCCGTACTACGTTTTCCAAGATGCGATCACAGACCGGCTCGTGCCCGGCATGGGCGTGGCTTGGGCACGCTACGAATTCCAAAGCGCACAGGTGCCGCTCGGGATGGACGATGCGCAGGGCCAACCGGTCACGATGGAAGTGATTACCGAAGAGCGCGCGCCGCTCGATTACGTGCGCTGGGAGGATTTCCTGTATTCGCCCTGCCGGCGCTGGCAGGATAAGCGCTGGGTCGCGCGCCGTATCCCAATGAGCAAGGTTGAGCTGCTCAAGCGCTTTGGTAGCAAGGCCGCGACCGTGCCGCTTGCGTTGAAGGGTAGCGCCATGCGCGCAAGTAAGGACGACGATCCGCTGCGGGCGCAGACCGAGGACATGGCCGATGTTTGGGAAATTTGGTGCGTAACGACGCGCTGGGCCTATTGGTACGTACAGGGCCACTCCGAGCTGCTCGACGCGAAACAAGACCCGCTCAAGCTGAAAGAATTCTTCCCGGTGCGCCGCCCCTTGATGGCAACGCACCTCACGAACGCCTACCTGCCGCGCCCCGATTACGTCTATGCGAAATCGCAGTATGAAGAGCTTGAGCTGATCGCGGCGCGTTGCTCGCTTCTGACCGAGGCGCTCAAGCTCGTGGGCGTGTACGACAAAACCGCCGAGGGCGTGCAAAAGATGCTCGATCAGGGAACGATGAACCGGCTCGTGCCTGTAGACAATTGGGCGATGTTCGCGGAAAAGGGCGGCATCAAGGGGCAGGTTGATTGTATGCCGCTGGAAATGGTGGTTGA